CGCCTGTCCATATTACTTTTTCTACCGAAGGAGCGGGAGTGGGAGGTGGAGACGGAAACCACCTGGGTGTTACTGTTTCTCTTTCCTCTGCTGGTATTAATGTAATTTTTTGGCGACGTTGTCCAGCAGCAGTGCCCTTCGGGCCAACATCTGCATCGGCTGCTTGTTCAAATGTTATGGGTTCAAATTCATCAGTTTTCAGGCCAAGGGCGTCTTTTATCCGTTGGGTAAGAGCGTCAAGGTCTTCCTGGGTTTCTTTTTCGTTATCATTAGTGCCTTCAGGAAATTCTGCCATATCTATGTAGCATCCTTAAACATAACGGGTAGGGCCTTTCTGCCAGTCTTTAAGGGAAATGCCTTCTTCCTTGAGCATTTCACGTAGTGGGTCCGGAGCTTTTTCCCCGTACTGTTCATTAAATGCTTCAATCTGTTCTCTGTACCTTTTCTGTGCGAGAACAAGAGGGTCTTTCAGTAAGTCTGTTCCCTTATTTTTTGCCATTATTCCACCCTTTGCCCTGACGGCATTCTTCTGCCGCCGCCTGTTGCTGTTCCGAGTTGTGCCCCAAGAGTATCAAGGCCACCCATTCCCTGTGGGAAAACGCTTTCCCTGCCAGCTCCCGTGGCTATACGCTGTTGTTGTATGTTGCCTTCCCCCGGCCTTTGTAGCTGTGCCTGGTTAGGAAGGTACTGTGTGCCGAGTCCCCCTCCGCCTCCGCCCCCACCGAGGTCGGTATCAGCCGCCATTGCCCTTTGCTGTCCCAGCTCTACTGCCTGTGCGACTTCCTGCGCCTGTTGGGGCCGTGCCATCTCGAGTAATTTTTCCGCTGCCATCTGGTTCTGTTCTTCCAGAGGATTCGTAATCCCGACCCTGCGTTGTGCCTCGTACAGGCTGATCAACCCACTTCCTCCATTCCATAACCTGAGAGCAAGTAATGCTTCCCTCTCCCTTTCTTCCGGTGCTTCTGCCTTCAGGTTAACGGTATTTTCATAAAATTCCTTGATATCCTCCGGGGCTATGGACTGGTCGAAATTGTGCACTGTGCTACGGGCGTGTACTGTCACCCTGCCCGAGGCCTTGTTGTTAACCAGTTTCAAAAATCTCTGGTTAGCCTGTTCCATGCCACGGGCCATAGCGTCTGCGAATTTGCCAAATACGAGTCTTCCCGTACCGGCAAGAACAGACAGGGCGAATCCCGTGCTTACCCCTGAAGGGCGCATTCCCCTTACGACGTTGGGGAAAGTAGCTTCCTCGATCATGGTCTGTACCATTCCCAGCTGTTGGAGTATTTCCTGTGGGGGAAGTGCCAGTGGTGACGGGCGGATTTCCACGTTGGGCCTTACCCAGTTTTTCGACGCGAACAGTTCGTATTCGTCCATCGTGGACTCTGCCGATGAAGCAGGCCCGTAGAAATCTATTGTCCTCCACGCATACTGCCTTAATATAGCCTCGTACTGCGTAATGAGTCTTGCTTCCGAATCAAGAAGGCTGTGAACGGGTTTCAGGATTCCCTGGTATCTCATGTCCGGCGCCCCTACATCGTAGTCCATGCTTGATGCGGGCTGTACCTTTATGTATGGATTGAATCAGTATCCGTGTTTGTACGGTCCCCATACCCATTCACCGTCGGCCATCCTGCCGCACCATGTATCATCCCAGTATTCCAGGAAGGTTACCGTTTCAGATGATGGAATAACGGGCTGCCATTCCGGGTACAGTGCCTGTATATCATGTGAATCAGACTCATAAAATTCTATAGTCCATTTCATAGAGGTCCTTGAATCGTCCCAGATTAAATTCTTGGGATTTACCGCATCGAGGACAAACGGAAAGGCAATATCCCTTCTGTCGAGATGTTCCCTCAGTGCTTCCTTGTATTCTTCTTCCGATTCATAATTGTCTATCATGGGGGTGTCGGGCCATTTATCCCCGTCCCACCATGCTTTCATAAAAGACACGCCGTACTGTATGGAGTGTTTTACTATCGTACGCTTGGTATGTTCGGGTATATGCATCCATACACCCTGTAGAAATTTCTGTATACGTTCGGATCTGTTCTTTGCCCTTGGTGACGGCGCCGGAACAAAGATAGCCGGGTTGTTGACGTCTACGTGATCGGTGGCAACATTAACTATGGCGTGTGGGGTTGCCGGTCTGACGGGGTCAATGGGCATTTCGTCCGGTATTGGTACGGTCTTATCCCCGAAATAGTAGTCATCTTCCTCGGAGCACTGTGAATGAAACTGCTCAAAGTGTGATTTGTAGACACTGAATATCTCCAGCACATGTTCCTCGGTGGGCTTGGAGTCATCGTATTCCTGGTCACCGGGAACCAGGGGTGTTCCGGTATCGAAATTAACAAGTACCATTAGAAATTAACTCCTGCTTTTTCCCATCTTTCCTCTACCCTTTTCAATCTCCGGTCCCGCATGATACGTTCTCCGGGGCTCATACCCCCCATGCCGTATCCGCTGTCGGCTTCTGACTGGGTGGGCAGGTATCTGCCCCCGAACCCTCTTTTTTTCGACTGGTGCCCTGCCGGTTCGTTACATGCCGACAACGCGAGAGCCAGTGCGAAAACCTCGTCATCATGTTCTCCTGCCGGAGCCTGTGCCTTGTAAGCCCCACTGCTCATCCTGATATGCTGGAAGGCCCTCAGCTGCCTGAGTAGTATTGGCACTGCGGGAAACTGTATCGTTTTATGTTCCATCGCTACGGTAAGTGAGGCAAGGAGCTCATCTCTTACTGTTTTTTGCAGTGACACGCCTTCTACCGGCATATTATACGCCATGAGATCTTCCACCATTGCGCGTCCCATACCTGTAGCGTCTGCCATCATGCGTTGTACTCCCCATTCCTGGTTTATGGCAACTATGTGTTGCTGTACCTGTGCCCATGATTCCGAGTCCCAGAACCTATGATACACGACCTTCCTGTCATCGGCATCCATAATAATAAGCACGGTGTAGTCACGGCTCACACCCAGGTCTAGTCCTGCGACATAGCTTTTTCCGGGAAGTGGTTCATCCAGTAGATCCCCTGCTATGCATTCTTCTATGTTCGAAAAGAATCCTGCCGATAGTGAGAACTCCGCCATGTACATACGTCTCCATGACGTTTCCGGCATAATCTCCCGGTCTCCCTCGACCTCTTCTACGTCAGCTGGATCCAGAAGTGGGTTCTGGTACACGTTGAAATGAAAGTACCTGTGATTATGCTTTTCGCTACGCTTGGCGGATTCGCATCCCCTCCTGAACCAGTGTTCGGGCCAGAGTGAAGGTATTCCTTCGTATACCGCGCGCCCCATTCTTCCTGCCTGCCGGAGTGTCGGCCTTAGCTTTTCCGCCGCGGCATCGGGTATATCCTGTGCTTCCGATACCCATAGAAAGTCCAGCCCCACGGTTTGTAGTGCCTGTGCGTTATCAGCTGATTTAAGTTCGATCAGTCCCCATGCTTCTTCCGTGACGCCGTTAAGGGTAATAGTCATATTGCCCTGGTTCGTCTCCCGTATCCAGTCGGGGTTGAGAAGTTGCAGCATCTCGTTCCAAGCCTGTCTTCCCTGCACGTAGGAAGGTGCTACTATCCATGCGTGGAATCCGGGTGGTACGAGCTGGAACCTGTTAATTGTTTCCACGGGTCGTTGAAGTGATTCATGGTATGCGGATTCCAGTTCACCGAGGGCGCACCGTGACTTTCCCCATCTCCGTGCAGCCTCTATCCATTTTTCCTTGGCGTTCAGCGAGTGGACCTGTCTTTGTCCTTCATGTGGCTGGTACCGTGTCGTTAGCAGTTGTTGCGCCATTCAGGTTCTCCAGGTACTTTTTATTAGTTCTTCTGTCCGGTATAACGCCACCGGGTATAAAGTCTTCTGCGATTATTGGTTTTATCTTGGGTTTTACCTTACCTCTTCCCCCGCCCTTTGTGGGGCCTGCTTCGTCGGGAAGGGCCTGTATCTGTCTTATAACTGCCAGCCGTTTTTCCACGGTAAGGTCAGGATCATTGAGCATCTGTACAAGGTGCCACTTGGCAACCCTTTTGATTTCGTTGTTGGGCAGTTCATCTACCGCTGTCGATCTTTGACGGATCATCCTTGCCGCGAGTGCGAAATAAGGATTTTTCTTTACCCATTTCGTAAGCCAGGACTGCGATCTGCCGACGTATGCCAGTGCGGATGAGTCTTTTCCATGAAACTGTCGTACCCACAGAAACGCCTTCATCTCTGAGGAAAATGTATCCCAGCCGTCTATGTCGGATCCGTAGTTACGGTTTTTAGCCGCAGCCGCTATGGTCGAGGCAAGCAGTGCGGGGTGTACCTCTTCGGTAGTCTTACGTGGCATTTATATGCCCCCCGTAAAATCTTCTTCCTGTAGCCAGTTAGATGGTAAAGATTCATTCTGGGTATTTGTTACTGCCCTGACAGCAGTAGTAAAGGGTTGTGATGGTAGTTGGAATGGAGATGGTATTGAACTTAAAAGGTCTGCTGGTACTCCTGGCCTATTTTGCAGCTCCGCCTCTAAAGCCTGTGCTCTTTCCCATGCTTCCTTTTCAATACCAGCTGCAGACCGTGCTGTTTGCTGCTGGGGAGAACCTATAATAGTAATTTGATTTGGAGGATTTGTCCCTATTGGTATTTCTTGCGCATGGCCAAATCCTAAATATCTGGGTATTGGTCCGGACGGGGCGTTGAGATTAAAAAATCCTTGTTGCACGACTTCGCGACCCGACAAGCCCAGGCCTGTTTTTGGATTTATGTCGAGGGCACTTTGTGGCGGAACCAATGTATCCCAAAAAGGTGAATTTAGATTATGCTGCCTCCCATACAAAGTATAAAAAGGGTCACCTGTGAAAGCTGGAGATATCTTCTCTAATGATTCAGTAACTTTAGCCTGATGATTAAGGTTCGCTAGGTTAACCATGTCATAATATTCTTGTTCAGGATTGCGAGTGGTGGTTCTAAATGTTGGGTTTGGTGCATCAGGCATTTGTCCTATAAATCTACCTAACCCTCTCACCCCTGCCCTCAAAGGAGTAGTACCGAATCTAGCTAACCCGGCAGTGCCGATATCAATCGCATCCATCCCCACGTTAAGTCCCCTTCCCCACCGCCCTGAGTCTGACCATGTAGCTGCTGTACCTAACCCCGGTACTAAGCCAACGCCGGGAGTCTGTTGAACGTCGCCCCATAAAGAACCAGTAGAGGGTAGAACAGGAAGGTCTGGTCTGGGAGCTCTGAAATCTCCTAACGGGTTAAACCCTATTCTTCCGCTACCAAAACCATAATTACTGGGAGACAGGCCGGGAAACATAGGGGGGTAATAGGGTTGGGCAGTGGGATCCAGAGTATTACGCCTCGGCACCGGCGCCCCCGGACGTCTATCCATTAGCGGCCCGCCATAACCTCCTGCCATATCGCCATAATACATTGTCATTTTATATTCCCCATTCCGCGTTCCATTATTTTCAGTTCTTCGTCCATAATTCTATCTGATTCCCTGATAAGTCTCTTTTGAGCTTTTTGCGCATCTGTTTTAAGCTCTTGTGCCAGCCGGTCAAATTCAACTGATACCTCTTTAGGCCCTTTTCCAAAAAAATCAGGATCAAAGTCCCACTCCATCTCAAGGTAGTCCTCACGCTCCAAAAACCAGTCATAAGTATTCCACTGTGTGTCCTCACCGAGATCACCGCTCAGTTCCTTGGCAATGCGATTAAACCTGTCGCTTTGTTCCAACATTAGAGTGGGACTATTTTCCCTAAAAGGAGAGTCAGTTCCGCGTTCAATAGCTTTTTCAATTGATGGATACGGAGTGAATTCACCCGGACGCAGAGTAGTCATCCTTGTACCGCCGGGAACAAACTCGTCGGCATTACCAGCCCATGATTGAGTACCGCGCCCCATTGCCAGGTACGTTTCTGGGCTGGTATTTGTTATGCCCTTTTCAATATCATCCATGTAAAGTAAGTAAGCCCCTCTTTCCCTGACT